CCTATCTCGAGGGCCAGCAGGGCGTCTACACCGAGACCCGCTCGGGCTTCGAGGTCGACGGCATCGAGATCAAGGCCCGCCACGACTTCGCCGCCAAAGCCATCGACTGGCGCGGCCTCTTCCGCAACGCGGGCGTCTGAATCCCAAACTCTGAAGGAGAACCCCGATGAAAAACTTCATCGCCAATGGCGAAACCATCAACATCACCGCAGCAGCAGCCATCGCCTCAGGCCAGGGCGTGCTGGTCGGCAGCATCTTCGGCGTGGCCGAGGGCGCTGCGGCGACCGGCGACACCGCCGTCATCCGGCTGGTGGGCGTGTTCTCGCTGCCGAAGGCGCCCTCGCAGGCCTGGACGGTCGGTCAGACGATCTACTGGGATGCGGCGAACAGCCGGACCACCAACGTTCTAACCGGCAACACCCGGATCGGCATCGCCACGCAAGCTGTGGCAGGCGGTGCGGGTGACACGACCGGCATCGTGCGCCTGAACGGGGGAGCAACCTGAGATGTCGGCCTTCGCCAGCGCCACGGCCGCCCTCTTCCGCGATCCGAACCTCGCACAGGATGCGGTCTGGCGATCTGGTGGGGCGGGCGCGCCGATGGCCGTGCGCGTCATGCTGCGGCGGCCTGATGCGGTGTCAGGCTTCGGCGAAGGCCGGTTCGTCACCGACAGCGTGATGATCGATGTCGAATGCGCCGCGCTGGGCGCCCTTGCGCCCGGGGACACGTTCGAAATCGCGGGTGTGATCTACGAGGTTCGGGGCGAGCCCGTGCGCGACGCCCTGCGCCACGTCTGGAAGGCCGAGGCGCGAGAGGTATGAAGATCGGCGCCAGCATCGACGGTGATCTGGCGGCAATCGCCACCGAGATCCTGCAAGAGGCCGAGGCCGCCGTCACCCGCGGCGTCTTTGCAGCCGGGCGGGGCCTGCGCGACGACTGGCGCGGGCAGGTGCGGGCTTCTGGGCTTGGGTCGCGCCTTGCCAACACCGTTCGGCAGGCCGACTTCCCGCGATCGGGCACCAGCCTTCGCGCGGCAAGCCTCGTCTGGACCGAGGCGCCCGACATCCTGCACGCGTTCGATGGCGGCGTGCTGATCCGCGGCAAGGGCGGCCTCTGGTTGGCCATTCCCTTGCCCGCGGCAGGTGTCACCGGTCTTGGCCGCCAGCGCATCACCCCCTGGCGCTGGGAACAGCGCACCGGCATGCGCCTGCGCTTCGTCTATCGCCGAAACGGGCCTAGTTTGTTGGTCGCCGATGATGCGCGGCTGAACAGCCGGGGCCTTGCCGCAGCAAAGGGCGGGCGACGGCGGCGGGATGGTATTCTGACCGGGGCCCAGACCGTGCCGGTGTTCCTCCTTTTACGGCAGGTGAAGATGCCGAAGAAGCTGGACCTTGATGGGTTGGCGCCGGCTGCGACGGCACGACTGCCGGGAGCGATCCTGGGGGCGTGGAAGAGATAAGACCAATCCATCTGCGTTTTCGCTTTGAAGGCACAGCTGAGCGTCCACCGAGGTCAAGAAGTCCGCTTGAAAGGCCGATGGAAGCGGTCAATAGTTGAAAATGATAGAGGAGGCGTCATGCGCGATAAATTTCCATGGTACTTTCTGACGGACAAGGACTTTGAGGAAGCGTGGGACAAGGGCACGCTTACAGTTGACGCAAATGTGCTCTTGGATCTCTACCGTTACAATAAGGCAACAAGAGAAGCGTTGCTTGGCGCTATTGAGAGCTTCAAGGGTCGTCTGTGGATTTCTTTTCAAACCTCCAACGAATTCGTGAAAAATCGCCGAAAAGTGATTTTAGATGCCGCCTCGGAATTTGAAAAGTCCGAGAAGCACTTCGAAGAAATTATGAAATCCTCTCAGGGACAAATTTCAGCAATTAGGGGCATTCGCGCAGTCCCTAAATCTGTCTCTGAGGAACTTGAGGGATCACTCAAACAGGCCATTGAGACCGCAAGGGCTTCCATAGCAACAGAAAAGTCCACTACTCCAGAATACGAAAGCAACGATGAGGTTGTTGCGCGCCTTGAAGCAGCGTTAGCTGGTAACATTGGCTCCAAGCCCGGAAATCTTGCCGATCTTATTAAAGAGGCAGAAAGGCGCAAGAAGGAAAAGATTCCACCTGGATACATGGACGACGGAAAAGAAGGCAACGGATTTGCCGGTGATTATCTCATGTGGAGGCAGATTCTAGACTATGGGAAACAGTCAAAGCGTCCACTGATCCTGGTTACTTCTGAGCAAAAAGAGGACTGGTGGGAAAAGAAAAGTGGAAAGACGCTGAACGCTCGACTCGAGCTTCTTCAAGAAGCGCACGAAGAGACTGGATCGATCATTCTTATCTATCAGACCGAGCGATTCCTCCAAATCCATCAAGAGCGCGCAGGCGAAAAAGCGAATGAGGACGTGCTTGAGGACATTCGCGAGGTTTCGCTTCAGAGAGAGCCTGCAGTCAAAATTGTGCAGGAGTACTATTTTGCTGACGACTCCAGAAATTCTGGCCGAATAAGAGTACTACTTTCGAGACCCGTACGAAACTTTACGGCCAGCGGCCGCTTCGATCCAAATATGACCACTCCGCCCAGCATAAGCGCAAAGCTTCTGTCCAGCCCCACTGAAACACCCAACATCACACTGCGCGCCAACACGGGAACTATCTTCGATTTCAATATACATTTGCATTCAGCGGAGCGCGGAAAAATCCTGCCTGAGGGTGAATATTTGTTGGAATACGAGGCCGTTTGTGGGTCTGGACCGACCAGCTCGGACTAGAAATCGGTGAGACTTTCGGGTCTTTGATTGCACTTAGTTCGGAAAGACCAGAGATGCCATTTCAATCCACGGCCGAGCGCCTGCTCGCGTCGCTTCATAGCCTATTGTCCGGCGCGGTGCCGCCCGGTGCCAAGGTGCTGCGCAATTCGATCCTGCCCGAGAAGGTGCCTGCCGCCGGGGTGGTGATCCTGCGCGATGGCGATCCGGGGCCGCCGGAGGTGTGGCTTTCACCGCCGGGCTACTACTTTGAGCACCGGGCCGAGATCGAAGTGGTCGTGGATGGCACACCCGCCGCCCGGGATGCCGCCTTTGACGCTCTCCGCCTGGCGATCGGCACGGCGCTCGCCGCCGACCGCACGCTTGGCGGCCTTTGCGACTATATCGCGCCCGAGGCGCCGGAACCGGTGCTGCTGGCAATCGACGGCAATGAGGGTCTGAAGGCAGCGGTGTTCCCGGTGATCCTCGCCTACGCCACGACCGACCCGCTTCTCTGACCCCACCCCCGAAAGGACTGACCCATGGCCCGCCAGCCCGGCGCGCGGACGCAAGTCGCGTTCGCCTTTGAATCCGTTTACGGCACGCCGCCCGCCAGCGGCTATCGCCGGATGCCCTTTGCCACGACGACGCTCGGCTCCGAACAAGGGCTCTTGTCGCCCGAACTCCTCGGCTACGGCCGCGACCCGCAGGCGCCGATCCGCGATGCGGTGAACGTCGACGGCGATGTCGTCATTCCTATGGATGCCGAGAACCTCGGCTTCTGGCTGAAGGCGATCTTCGGCCAGCCCACGACCACCGGCACCACGCCCCGGACGCACACGTTCCAGTCGGGCGGTTTCACGCTGCCCAGCATGGCGATCGAGACGCAAATGCCCGATGTGCCGCGGTTTGCGATGTATTCCGGCCTCGTCGCAGATCGCATCCAGTGGCAATCGCAGCGGTCAGGGCTGTTGACCGCGACGGTCGGCCTGATCGGCCGCGGCGAGACGGTTGCGGCCACGACGGCCGCCGGTGTCCTCACCGATGCCACGCTTCCCTTGCAGCGCTTCGGTAATTTTCAGGGGTCGATCACACGGAACGGGGCGGCGCTGGGCAATATCGTCTCGGCGCAGGTGTCCTATGCCAACAACCTCGACCGGATCGAGACAATCCGCAACGACGGGCTCCTCGAAGGGCTCGACCCATCAATGGCCGCCTTGACCGGATCGATCGAGGCGCGGTTCGCCGATCTGACCTTGGTGAACCAAGCGATCGCCGGTGATCCCTGCGAGCTCGTGTTCGCCTGGAGCCTGGGGGCGAACGCCTCGCTCACCTTCACTGTGCACGCAGCCTATCTGCCCCGCCCCCGCATCCCGATCAACGGACCGCAGGGCGTGCAGGCGACCTTCGAATGGCAGGCGGCGCGGGCCACCTCGCCCGCCCGCATGTGCACCGCCGTCCTTGTCAACACGACCACCAGCTATTGAGGAGCCCCTCCATGATCCGCCTGAACCTCTCCCCCGAACCCGCCTGGCTCGACCTCGGCGGCGGGGTCCGCCTGCGCTTGGCCCCGCTCACCTCTGCCCTGATTGGCGCGGCCAGGAGCGACGCGCAGGTGGCCAGCCTCCAGGAAGACGCGCCCGCCGATCAGGTCGCCGTCGCCCTGGCCAAGGCGATCGGGTCGCTGGCGATCCTCGACTGGGAGGGAGTCGGCAATGCCGAGGGCTATCCGGTGCCACCGACGCCTGAGGCGGTCGCCGCACTGCTCGATCTCTTCCCGCTCTTCCAGCGCTTCCAGACGGACTATGTGGCCAAGGGCCTGATCCTGGCCGATGAGGGAAACGCCTCCGCGCCCTTGCCGAATGGCACTTCAGCGGGGGCGAAGGCTACTGCGCCGGATGCGTAAAACCCTGCCCGGCCTGCCCCGCTGATCTGCACCGCCCCCGCACCCTTGAAGCCTGGCAGGTCTGGGAATTGGCCCAAGCTTTGCGCGGCCAGTTCCGAGCCATCCCCGGCGGGGTGGTCGGCTGGGACATGACCGCTGCCCTGGCCATGGCCGAGGCGCTGGGCCTGAACCGTCTGATCGCGGCCGAGCTTCTGCCCCTGATCGAACCCTTCGCCGTCCGCGGCATCAACGCCCAAGTGAGAGCCACCCAACATGACGAGACGGGATCATGAGCAGCCGGACTGAACGCCGGGTCTCGGTGCGCCTTGTCGCGACCGGCGGTCAGGCGCTGAAGGCCGAACTGGTCGGCATCGGCCAGGAAGGCGCCCGGGCGCTGACCCTGATCGAAGCGGCTGGCCCGCGGGCAGCGGCAGGCTTGAACGCGGCCGGGGTGTCGGCAGGCGAGGCCATGCGGCAGATGCAGGACCTTGCCGATCGGGCGGCCCGAGCGGCCGCTGCCTTGCGTCAGGCAGGCGCCGTGTCCGGCACGGTCATGAACACCGTGAACCGATCAACCGGCGTCTCGGGCGGCATGGCGCGCGATGCGGTGGATGTGGCGGCCTATGGCCGGGCCCTTGATGACCTCCGCGCCAAGCACAACCCACTTTTCGCGGTGGTGCGGGATTACCGGACCACCCTGATCGAGATCCGGCAGGCCCATCGCGTGGGGGCAATTTCAGCGGAGGAGATGACGGCGGCGATCTCGCGGGAACGGCAGGCAACCCTTGCCAGCATCGCGGCGATCAAGGGACGGACCACCGCGCTGGGCGGGATGAGCACGGCCACGCGCAATGCCAGCCACCGCATGGCCAACCTGTCCTTCCAGCTTCAGGACATCGGGGTGTCTCTCGCAGGCGGCATGAACCCTTTCATGGTCATGGCGCAGCAGGGCAGCCAGATTTCTCAGATTTATGGGTTCGGGAATGGCGGTGTCGGTGCGCTCTTTCGCGATCTGGGC